AGGTTTCTGCTATGACTATACAGAGAGCATTAGACAAGTTTGGGTTGGTTAAAAAACGATGAGCAAGAACATATGGTTAGAGGCTAACGAAGAAACTGCTGGAGACCTTATTCTTACTGGATATGTGGGTCAATTTAAAGACATGCCAGTGTACGATGAAGTCAAGTCTTTATTTGGAAACGGATCTATTGCTTTAGACTTTGGTTGTGGGGTTGGAAGAAACTCAGTAGCACTTGCAGAGACATACAAGAATGTTATCTCCTTTGATCTTCCAAATATGATTAGCCTAGTTCCAGAAGAAAACAAATTGGCAAATATATCATATACATCAGACTGGGAGCATGTCAAAACTTTTAAAATTGATACGGTGCTAGCAAGTCTTGTATTCCAGCATATTGACGATTACGAGCTTGACTCTTACTTGAATGACTTGTCTCAGATAGTGGACAGATTAGTTCTTCATAGCAGAACATGGATTGATCATTCAGCTTCACAGGTATTGCCAATTGTAGAAAAATATTTTATAATTGATACGATAGAATATTCAAGAGATCCCAATAGCCCTATTGATGATCATTTTATTGCAACACTAAATAAGAGGTAAACATAATGGCGGGATATCCAGAAAAAGATAAAGGCTATCAGATGTGGGTTACAGACTTACAGCTAATAGCAACAAAGGCACCATCTGGTCAAAAGATTATTACAGAGTGCCTTGAAATAGCAGGAATGTTAATTGAAAAGAATATATCATACGGAAACTCTGCGCTAGAGCCAATCCGTATATTTTCAAAGGCGGATTCAACAGAGCAGATCCGTGTAAGAATTGATGATAAGCTAAATAGGATTCAAAATGATCAGGCATTTCCAGGAGACAATGATATTGATGATTTAATTGGCTACCTAATATTGCTTAAAATAGCCAACAAAGTTGCACTTTCAGTCGACTGAGAGTATACTCTAGTATATGTCTGAGATAGAGTTAACTAATCATTTTGACCGTATGAATACCGTTGTATCAGAATTACTTAAAGGAAACAACCCCACCCAAATAGCAACCATTACAGGCTTTAAAAGAGCCGAAGTAGTTGAGCTAGTAGAAGAGTGGAAGAGTGTTGTCCACAACGACACAGCGGCCCGTGACAGGGCAAAAGAGGCTATCTCTGGGGCAGACCGTCATTACGCAATGCTTATTAAAGAAGCCTGGAAAACAGTAGAAGATGCAGACGCACAAGGACAACTAAATGTTAAATCAACAGCATTAAAGCTTATTGCAGATATTGAAGGAAAAAGAATCGGCATGCTGCAAGAAATAGGATTGCTGGATAACGCTGAGCTAGCTAACCAGATTGCAGAGACAGAAAGAAAGCAAGACATACTTGTCAAAATACTAAAAGAGGTTACCGCAAGCTGCTCAAAATGTAAAATGGATGTAGCAAAAAGATTGTCTCAGGTTACTGGCATAGTAGAGCCAGTATTTATAGAGGCGGATGTCATAGAAACGGAAGTGTCATGAGCAACAGGCTTTTCGTATTTGATTTAGATGGCGTTCTTGTAGACAGCAAACAAATACATTTTGATTCATTAAACCTTGCCCTAAAAGAGATAGATGAAAAATATGTTATATCAGAAGAAGATCATGCACAAATTTTTGAAGGATTAAGTACAAATCAAAAACTAAAAATATTAAGCGAAACTCGTGGTCTACCAGAAGAAGATCATGAAAAAATATGGGGTCTAAAACAAAAAAAATCAATTCAGTTTTTTCAAGATTTGCCTGAAGACGATGAACTAATTCAAATATTTAAAATGATTAAATCCTACGGTGTAGATATTGCCGTAGCAAGTAACTGTATTAGAGACACGGTTGAGACCTGCCTTAAATCTTTAGGCATTTACAATGAAGTAAATTTTTATTTAGGAAATCAAGATGTTGCTTACCCAAAGCCTAGTCCAGAAATATATTTGAGGTGTATGGATGAATTAGGTAGTGATAAATGGAGCACTGTTATTTTTGAGGACAGCTTGATTGGGCGCACTGCAGCCTTAGCAAGTGGTGCTACATTAGCAAGTATTAACAGCAGAATTGATTTGACATCTAAACTTGTTTTAGAATATTTAAACCCAAAAAGAAAAAAAATAAATGTTCTTATCCCAATGGCTGGTGAAGGCTCTAGATTTACTGAAGCGGGATATGCTATACCGAAGCCCTTGATTGAAATTCATGGGAAATCAATGATTAATTTAGTTTACGACTCTATAGATTTAGACGCCCATTATATTTTTATTGCAAAATCAGAGCATATAGAAGAATTTAATTTACAAAAACATATAAGCGAATTCTGTAAAGATTTTACTATTATTCCACAGGATAACAAGTTGGATGGAGCTGCACTATCATCTCTTTTGGCAAAAGATCTTATTAATAATGATTCCCATTTAATAATTGCTAATTCAGATCAGTATGTTAGATGGAATTCTAAAAAAGAATTGGACTCCTGGATTCAATCAGGGATAGATGGATCCGTACTAACCTTTTTATCTAATGAAAATAAATGGTCATATGCAGAAATAAAAGATTATTTTGTTAAGCAGGTTCATGAAAAAATAGTAGTTGGCCAAGAAGCAACTTGCGGCATATATTACTGGAAGTCTGGATCTGATTTTGTAAAGTACGCTGAAATGATGATTGAAAAAGGAATAAAAACTAATAATGAATTTTATGTAGCTCCAGTTTATAACCAAGCAATAGGAGATGGTAAGATTATATCTTATTCAAGGGTAAAAGAGATGCGTGGCCTTGGAACCCCAGAGGATCTAGAAAAGTTTGTCCTGGGCAGCCTTCCATCATTTAAACCTGAAGATAAAAATAAATATTTTTTTAACAACTCAGATAATTTGCCAAAAAACAATGACTCCTATGTTGAAAATATATTTAGGATGACTCCTTCAGAAATTTGTATATCTTACAAAAATGCTAAATACGAAGTTTTTGATCAGGATGAAGAGGGCAAATTTGTCAACGCCTTAAATTTAATAAAAGGCTACAGGCATCCTTCTTTTAACCCAGTAATCACTTCAATAGACAACGATTACGTTAAAAAAGAAAATGAAAAATCTGTTTTTTTAATAGTTTATACTACAAGATTTTATCACATATACTTAGAAGTTCTTCCAAAACTATTTTTCTTAAAAAAAATAGACCCTGATTTTAAAGTAATTCTTTTAGGAGACCACAAACTTGACAAAAATAAAAATTTTATTGGGATGGACCTTAAAAATTTAAATATACTTCCAAGCAGAGAAGAAGAGTGTGCCTCTTTAAAGTTCTGGCTTGATGCTTTAGACATAGAATTTGAATGCCTTGACAAGAAAAGTTTTGCAGGAACCAATTTAACATTTGAAAAGTCATATGTGTTCTATGAAAAAATGGAAACAGTAGCTCCGACTTTAGAACTAGACAAAACAATTCTAGATTCTAAAAAAGCATATTGTGAAAAATGGTTAAACCCCAGCATTAAATTAAATTCAATAGAATATATTCCTACTTGGATTTATCATAGAAGCACTGGCGCACCTGAAATAGATGCAATAACTTATACAAGAAATGAAATAGAGTTATTTTTTAAAAATAAAAAAAATATAAGAAAAAAAATATATTTCTCTAGGAAAAACTACGAAAGAGTACACCCTAGCGAAGTAGCTATTGAAAATTTTTATCGCAGGAAGGGTTTTGAGGCTATATGCATGGAAGATTTTACTCCAGAAGAACAGATAAATATCTGCAGATCAGCATCAGACATAGTTTGTTATGTAGGATCAGGAATGGTTAATTTGTATTATTTGGACCCACTAGATGATCGTGAAGTTAACATTACAGTATTAGCTTTAGATGATCCTAACCAAGCAGGATTTGTTGAACAAATGTATAACCACTATTCAGATCTGATTACATCGGAAAGTAGACAGTTTGGAGATCACATAAAGATTAAATTATTAAATATTCCTGCAGATATGGAGTACAGGCATACTAACCCAACTTTATCGAAATTGTTGCAGGAATAAAATGAATGTGAACCTTAAGGGCGTAGTTGACGTATACAAAATGAATGACGACGAAGTTTGTTTAAAGTATAAAAACCCGTCGTTTAAGTTTTATGAATTAATGCACAGGAGGCCTAATTCTCCTACCAGGTGGGACAAAGCAAATAAAGCAATGAGTTTGCCTGAAAGTATTAAAGATCCACTTTGCCCAACTTCCCCCATGATCAATCCAATTGTCGACAAAATACACGACAATCCTAAAAAATCTTTTGATGGAAGATCAGTATATTTAATTGCTTATACTCCTAGATTTTTTCATTTCATGCTAGAGCATCTGCCTAAAATATTTTTCTTAAAAGAAAAAGACCCAAACTTTAAGTTACTTCTTTTTTCTAACGAAGATAAAGATACAGATGGAATATTTTTAGGGTTAAAGGGAAATGCAGAGCACGGCAGGGAAGAAGATGGATCTTCATTTAAATTTTGGCTTGATTTACTAGAGATTGACTATGTGTGCTTTAATTTAAAAGATTTAGAATCTATGAATTTAGATTTTGAATACGCATATGTTTTTTACGAAAATTCCTTTATGAAACAGAGAAGTGGTAGCGATGCATATGATTCAGTAATGCTTAATGGCTCGCCCGTGCAGGTGGACGGGAAAGAATATTTTGTTTCAATTACTTTAGATAGAGGCAGTTCAGATATAGACGGGAAAACAGTTGACTGGGTGCGTCCGTATATAACTAAACAGGTAGAGTCAAAGTCCATAGTTTCTGATGCTGACAAAAAAATATACATATCTAGAAAAAATTACTCAAGGGTTCACCCTAATGAAAAAGAAATAGAAAGTCATTTTTTGTCTAAAGGTTATCAGTCGGTATGCATGGAAGATATGAATCCGATAGAACAAATAAAGCTTGTCAGGGAGTGCACTGATATAGCCTGTCATGTAGGATCATCTATAGTTAATCTGTATTATGGTAAACCAAATACAAAGGTAACAGTCCTGGCAACTAAAAAAGAAAATGATCTTCTAAGCTACTATAATGTTATTTTAACAAACAATGGAATAGAAGTTGATAATGTATTGTTACCAGAAATTATTGATGGAAGTGTATCTGAGGCTATGACAAAGTATGTATTGGAGTACCATGGAATTTGATTTTAGCAATCTAATTGATATATTAGATGGAGAAGAGTTTGATGAACGCCCAGTAGACCTAAAAACATTTGTACAGAGTCCAGAATATTTAGGTCTCCCACCATTGTCTGAATATCAGCATACCCTCATTGAAAAAAGTTCACAGATTTATAAAGAGTCTACACTGATTAAGCTTTTTGGTGAAGATGAAGGCGTCAGAATGTTTAAGCAAACAGCTAACGAAGTTGTTGCCCAGCTTGGCAAGGGTTCTGGAAAAGATTACTGCTCTACAATATCAGTAGCGTATATAGTATATTTACTGTTGTGCCTTAAAGATCCAGCAACCTATTATGGCAAGCCTCCTGGGGACTCAATTGATATTATTAATATTGCTATTAACTCTCAGCAAGCAAACAATGTTTTCTTTAAGGGATTTAAAACACGAATAGATAAGTCTCCATGGTTTACTGGAAAATACGAAGCAAAAGCTTCTGAAATGAAGTTTGATAAGGCCATAACAGTACACTCAGGACACTCAGAGCGTGAAGCGTGGGAAGGTTATAACGTTATCGTAATCATTCTCGATGAAATTTCAGGCTTTGCTACAGAGAATACAACTGGTCATGAGCAAGCTAAAACTGGTGGAGCTATATATGAT